CAAGCTGGATGACCACACTATTTACGAGCGAGCCTTTATTGGCTGGCTTCGTGTTAGATTCAAGCATTTCAGGTATACTTGACTCAGACGTGCTGAGCTACTAAGGAGAAACAATGGCAGGTGCAGGATATAAGCTGTTTAATACCGGTGACGTATTAACCGCAGCTCAGGTAAACACGTATCTAATGGAACAAACTGTGATGGTGTTCGCCGATGCGGCAGCACGTACGACAGCATTAACAGGCGTAGTGTCCGAGGGTATGCTCTCATACCTTAAATCAACTAAGCAGGTTGAGGTTTATAACGGCTCAGCTTGGGTAGCTTCAGATGATCCTAATGCTATTCAAAATACAATTGTAGATGCCAAAGGTGATCTCATCGCCGCAACCGCAGCCGATACACCTGCTCGCTTAGCAGTCGGCTCAAATGGGGAAACACTTGTCGCGGATTCTGCCGCTACTACTGGCCTACGTTGGCAATCTGCATTTAACGGCAACGCCATAATCAACGGCGGAATGGATATTTGGCAACGAGGCACTTCATTTACATCACAGGCAAGTTTGAGTGCTGCTTATACAGCAGACAGGTGGCATTTTTACAGAAGTTCTGGTGTAGGGGATTCAACTTTATCTCGTCAATTATCTGGATTAACTTCTATTCAATACTGTGCAAGATTACAACGCAACAGCGGCACCACAGGCACACAGGCAATAAATCTAAGATATACAATTGAGAGCGCGGATAGTTATCGTTTTGCGGGTCAAACAGTCACCGTTTCCTTTTATGCTCGCAAAGGTGCTGATTTTTCTGCTGCATCCAGTAATTTTACATTTGCTTTGGCTTCTGGAACTGGAACAGACCAACCCGTTTATTCATTTACAGGCTTTACAACTGTTGCAACCACAACAGTAACTTTGACTAACTCTTGGCAAAGATTTACTGTAACAGGAACAGTGAGTTCATCTGCAACGGAAATTGGAATTGAGTCATCTTTCACACCTGTGGGCACCGCTGGAGCAAATGACTATATGGAAATTACAGGTGTTCAATTAGAACTAGGCTCGGTAGCAACGACCTTCAAGAGAGCGGGCGGCACACTTCAAGGCGAGTTTGACGCCGCCAGACGTTATTATCAAAGATTCTCCTACGTTTCTGGTGGTTTTGGAATTGGCGGTGCTTTTGGGAGTGCGTATAGCACTACCGCTGTTGCGCTAATACAAAACTTCCAAGTGCCAATGCGAGTTGCACCAACGTCAATAGATTTTGCAAATGTCAAAGTTTATGATTTTGTTTCTACAAGCAACACAATTACAAATCTAGCCCTATGGGAACCTTCTACAACGGCTAGCGGTTTGTTAGCCACAGGCGCAAGTGGTCTAACACAATATAGGCCATATGCTCTGTTTGAAAATGGAACTGGCTATGTCGGATTTAGCGCGGAGTTATAAAATGACAAATATCGAAATAGTAGAAATTGAAGCGCCTAACGGCATTGAAACTCACGTCATTATTGATAATGGCGATGGGTCTTTTACTTCAATGCCTAAAGCGGTCTGGGATGAATTAGAAGCCGCTAAAGAAAACGCTGGTAAAGTCGGCTTATGATTAAAGAAACCATAGACCTGTCAGGTGTGAAAACCGAGGCTGGCAAGGAACTTATCCTTACATTTTTTGAGGATGGTCATTCCCCTGCCTATAACTATGCTCTTGAAATGGTTAAGAAAATTGAAGCCGAGATGAGCGGCACAATCTCGTAGGATATGGCCAAACTGTGCAAAGCAGGGCAACAGCTTCGCGAACAAATTGACGATGCGTTCCCCGATAGAGATAGAGCTTCGGATGGGTGGCTCGGTGATGCGAAGCATGCAGCTCGTAAGTCCGATCACAATCCTTCTGCTGAAGGCATTGTACGTGCCCTCGATCTCGATGCTGATCTTAGATCACACAAATCCGAGGCGTTCGACCTTGCTGATCAGTTACGACTACTTGCCAGATCTGATAAACGAATTTCTTACATAATCTTTAACGGCAAGATAGCAAGCTGGAAGCGTAACTATAAGTGGCGCAAATACACCGGTATTAACCCACATAAGACACACATCCACATTAGCTTTACAAAACTGGGCGATAACGACCGGAGTATGTTCCGGATACCTCTACTAACAGGAGAGCCTATCAATGGAAAACCTAAAAAGCGCAGCCGCATCCTGGGTAAGAAGCTTTCTAGCAGCAGCCTTAGCAACCTATCTAGCGGTGGGGTTGGATTGGAAAACAATTTTAACCAGCAGCATTGCTGCCGTTGCACCTGTAATAATCCGCTGGCTAAATCCTAACGACACAGCGTTTGGTAGACGATGACACCTGCTGAGTGGGCAGCTTTTGTTTTGGCGTGTCTTTCCATAGCTGCCATTCTTATCGGTGGATTGCGGTACATTATTCGCCATGAAGTACCCGCCATGCTTAAAGCTTCCGATATTGTTTCACGTATCGACAAGCTTGAATCTATGGTGCTGGAGTTATTGACCAATGAGCGCAAAAAAACTATCAAAAAGAGAACTCGCTAACCTACGCCGCGCTAAAGCGGCTAGGGCTAAACGAGATAAGCGCGAACCCCTAACGCCGTTAGACGTGTGGGCTATTGAAGTGCATGAGGCTTACCTTGCTTTAACACGGCATGGCTTTAGCCCTGAGCAGTCAATGGACTATATAACTAGCACATTCCATAGGCCGGCGTTGCCCGATTGGCAGATTGAAAATCCTGACCATTCGCCGTTCGAGGATGAGGATGACGAGGATTAAGCGACTAGTCGTTATATCTGATCTACAAGTACCTTTTCATGACACAAAAGCCGTTCGAAACATTGCCCAATTCATACGCAAATACAAGCCTGATGACGTTCTATGCGTGGGCGATGAAATCGACTTTCAAACAATTAGCCGATGGTCATCCGGTAGAGATGAGTGGTCGGGAAGCATTGGTCGAGATCGTAATGCAACTCAACAAGTGCTATTTGAACTTGGCGTTACCCACATTGTCAGATCAAACCACACCGACAGACTCTACAACTCACTAGCTAAACGTCTACCTGGCCTGATTGGACTGCCAGAGCTGGAATATGAAAACTTTATGGATTTTGAAAGTCTAGGCATTACCTTCCACCGCAAGCCTTACCAATTCCACGAGAACTGGGTAATGGTGCATGGTGACGAGCAAGCCACCAAGCCACATGGGGGTTTAACAGCCCTAGAAGCCGCTAAGAGGCATGGAAAGAGCATAGTGTGTGGTCATACCCATAGGCAGGGGTTATCGAGCTTCTCAACGGCCTCTGGAGGCGTTTTAACAGGTACTCTGACAGGCTTTGAGGTTGGTCATTTAATGGACTTATCTAAGGCTGGGTACACACGTGGCACAGCTAACTGGCAGAAGGGCTTTGGCATTATCTACATTGACAAAAAGCGTGTGCAGCCGGTAGCCATACCCATAGAGCGCGATGGATCATTTATTGTGGAAGGCAAAAGATTCGGCTAGGATATTCTGAGATGAGAGGTCATCGAGAAAGCCGGTGTTTCCAACTTAGTCGCTACACAAAGACTTTGGCCGGCTTTCATAACGAAATCGTTATACGACACGCCCATATCTAATTAACAGCCTGTCTGTCAAATGCCGTACCTTTTGGAATAACGAAAGGGGCACAAATGAAACACAACCTAACACCGGAGCAGATAGTTTACGTCTGCTTTGGCCTACTCATGTTAGTTTCAGGGCTATACAGTTATATCCAAAAGGTTAAAGAAAACTATTATCGAAAGGGCTACGCGCATGGATGGAACAGGGCAAAAGGTGTTTTCAGCAAAGGCTATTCTAAATGAAGCAGCTGACACAATCGGTGACAGGGGGCTTGAATACGGCCACCCCGCAGTCAATATCAAGCGAATCTCGGAGTTATGGACTAGCTATTTCGGAAGGGAAATTGACCCGCTGGATGTGTGTATCTGCATGGCATTGGTCAAGATCTCAAGGCTCGTTGAATCTCCAAAGCGGGATAGTTTTATTGATCTCGTATCCTACGCCGCACTTGCCGGTGAAATGGCGATCGGCACAGACTGGGCTGATTATGGCAAAGATTTCGCAGAGTAAACGCGGGATATGGTGCGACTACTGCAAGATGCGATGGGGCGTAAATGATGTACGTGGTCAAGCTCAGGCAGTCTGGACAATCACAAGCTTTAACAAAGGTAAAGTCATTGAGAGGCATTACTGTTACGCATGCGCCAAAGAGGCGCAGACACGCCATGACGGCACAATCTGGCCTTTCAAGGAACAGCTGGAATACAGAGAAGGGAAACAACAGCTAGATGTTTAATCTAAATGATTACGAGGATGTAGACACACGCATACACAAGTTTTATGAAACCTACCCCGATGGGGCTATCGAAACGGAGTTAATAACAAATGACGAGGAAAAGGGCGTGGTGGTATTTAGAGCGACATGCTTTCGGACTTATGTGGATGCTAAGCCTTCCGCTATTGGTTACGCACGTGGTAGTCGCAAGGATCGCGGTGTTGATCGCGATTTCTGGTTTGAAAATTGCGAAACATCTGCAATTGGGCGATGCTTGGCAAATCTCGGACTATCTGCTAAAGGAAAGCGAGCAAGCAGCCTGGAAATGGCTAAGGTTGCAGACGCTCAGACAGAATCTAAGCAACCCATACGCGTACGCACTAAAGAGCAAAAAGAGTTCCTAGAGCAACGGAACACAGCCGATGAGATTGTATGGGATACAACAATCGAGCCACCTGCCGATGTTGTGCCAGCTTTTGAGGATGCGGTAGAGCTGCTGACAACAGAGCTGGGCGCACAGCCTGTACCTATCTGTAAGCATGGTCAGCGTATCTGCCGTGAAGGTACAGGCGCAAAAGGCCCATATAAGGGTTGGATGTGTAACCTGCCTTATAAGCGTAAGACAGAGCATTGCAAGGCTATCTGGATGGTTTTAGATCCTAGCGGTCGTTGGTCATTTAGACCAGAGGATGAAAGCGAGGTAGCAGGATGAATTACGAAAAATTATTGAAATTGGTGAGCGTATCAATCGAGGAGGGGTATCAGTATGCGGATATTAAATTTTTACAAGCCCTTCGTGCGGTAGTGGAATTACATCGCGAGGATCACGGATTGCCCGGCGATGAGCCACTATACACTTGTGATTACTGCAAATCAGAATACCCATGCGACACAATCAAACTGATTGATAAGGCCTTAACATGAGAAGCGACTTTTGCATCGGCTGTAAACAAATGGCCTTATTAGCTGAGGATTATTGCCTACAATGTGAGCAGATGAGCGATGAGCAATCAGAGTAGAAAACACAGAGGCTATGCCACACAGCGCATAGTCGCAGAATATTTACAGCGTGAAGGCTGGGAACACGCATTGCCGGTTGGTGCTGGTCGCGAGGGTTCCGACATCACCGGCATCAAAGGGCTGGACATTGAGATAAAGGCACGTGCTGGCCTTGACCTAGCAGGGCTAATGCGACAACTCAATGAACGTAAAGCCACAGGGATGGGCGTAGGCGTTCTACGTCTTAATGGGCAAGGTGAAAAATCCGTTGAGCAATTCGTTGCTGTTCTCACTTTGTCCGACCTTATCTACTTACTTAAAGCTAGTGGCTACTGAGCCGTATTTACTCCATAGATGCTACGGATGTGGCTTATGGATCTATGGGATGAGAGAGAGGTGTGAAGCATGCCAATCTACACGTTCAAATGCGAAGGATGCGGAATCACAATAGAGCAATCCTTTGATATTTACAGCGAACACACAATCTGGTGTCAGCCATGCCAACAGCCTATGGCTAAGCAATTTACAGCACCAGCAATACATTTCAAGGGCACAGGATGGGGTGGTGACAAAAAGTGAAACCTCACAAATTGTCGACATTTGAAAACGCGACACGCCGTCTGACCTGGGCTTTTGTTAAACCTATTGACAAGTCTGGTATGCTCAGAACGCTTGCGCGCCTGAGAGGCAGCGCACT